GCGACCGTCTCTTCGGGGATACGAGCCAAGAGCAGACCTCCCACGCTGATTACACCAGCATGTCGGCCGTCTTCCATCGTAGGCGAAGTAAATTCAGGGTGTTCATCCGCTCGAACCAGTTCATAGCCTTCGCGAAGCTTACCGGCAACGTTGATTCGATCTTCTTGACCACCCGATTCAGCGCGGATCCAGCGATGCTTGAATCCCGGAGGAGCAGGAGGCGCATCAAGTCGTGAAGGGGGAGCCCACGAGCGACGGCGCGCAGTTGTTTCCCGTGTGTCTGACGCGCGGGAACTGCGATTTAATTTTGGCACATTTGTTTCGCTCATCTCATTACTCCTTAACGTACTTGGCATATTCCTCAATCGGAACGCCTAATCTTTTGGCAATCGCAACTTGGCTGGGTGTTAACCGGACAGTGCGGCGTGCATTGTTTGCCCCGGAAGACCGGGCCGCAGGGGCTACCATTTGCACGGGCCTGGTAGTCCTGTTGTTTTGTTGCGCAGAATTTTGGTCAGCATACTTGTGTGGAAATGCGTCTCGCATTCTGCGGTCTAGTTCATCATAATACTCATTTGAGTTGGGGTCAAACCCCTCCTGCGCAATAAGTTGCATGTGAATCCCACGGACAGCCGACGTCATGGGGACATCCCGGCCAAACCATGTGTTGCGTTCCGCCCAATCCTCGGCCTGTGGGTCTGGTGCGGAGGCCTGTTGGGGGGCCCTGTACTGTTGCTGTTGTTCGGAAGGCATCATCTGCGCCTGCTGGGCAAGCTGAGCGCGGCGAGCGGCAGATTGCTCCGCCACCTGGCGGTGGTCATACTGAATACTGTTTAGACGCTCTTGAGCCTCTGTCTCAGTATCAAAATCGCCCTCTTCACGCGCCTTTCGGATGATTTGCTTTAAAGCAACAGCCTGGGTTTCAATACGGCTTCGGGCTTCGTCCAAGCGGCCAGCATCGCTTTGCTGGGCTGCACGTTCTAGTTCCTGAGCACGACGCTGGACTTGCTGGGCGTAGTCAATAGCCGCCTGTTCGCGACGCTGTGTCTCACGCAAACGAGCGGTGAGCTTGTCAATGCGCTTTTTAACCTTGTCGCTGTACTCACCAAGCTCATCCTCATCAGAGGAGTTCCTGGGATTAGGCGACGCGGAAATCGTCTCTACGATAGGGGGCTGTTCTTTACCAACAATCTCCCCGTTCTCTCCGTTCGCGTCTAACGATACGGTGGCGGGATCTTCATCTTCGCCAATCTTGAATTCAAGTTGTTCACCTGACATATTGTTTCCTTTACATGTGCAAGATATCGGAAGGATCGTTGATCCGGCCAATAATCTCGTCGTCGTTCAAAATGCGAATCTCGCCCCCATCAATATTTATCCGGGAACCCGCGTATCGCCCAAAAACAATCCAGTCTCCTTCTTGGCACCAGGGCCCTTTGGGAAATTTGGACTCATCCATGTAAGCCAAGTCGCCCACGCGAAGCACATAGCCTACGGTTGTAGCAAGCTGAGTCTTCTTCTGGGTTTCTTCGGAAAGCACAATGCCTCCCTTGGTCTTTTCAGGACCACGGTAGGGCAAGATGGCAATACGCCAGCCTACAGGAACGGGGATGCGATCGCGAACAGGCTCGGAGAGCTGTCCCGGATCAAAATTGCCTTCTGCATCGTAAGCATCGTTTAGGTTTGGGGGTCGCGCAGCTTTTTCTGCAGCTTCCTCCTGCCACTTTTGCTCCAACGCAGTGAGAGGTTTCTCGATAACGACTTCTTCAGCTTCAATCATGCCGGATCTCCTTGGGGTTAAAAATCATCATTCAACGAACGCGCTTTTAAAAGCTCTTTTACGGACGTCTCGACCATCTTTAAACCCTCTAGGCGACCCATCATGAAACGGAAGCGTTCCATGTCAGTAATCGTGCCGTTAAGCACGATCGCCTCAGAGTCAGCAATCAGCTTTCTAATTTCTTTCAGAACTAATTCTGCAAATTCAAGCATGGTCGGTTTCCATGAAAAGCAGACAGCATAAAAAGGCCGCTGTCTGAAAGCCCTGTTGTCAGTATATCTTTACTGGGTTGTTTCCGTCACGTTTCTTCACAATCATTGCTGGTCCAGGAGTGCCCTTGGGCTTACTTAAAACCACGCCGCCTTTAGCTTGTTTAACCGGGCGAGACTTACCTGCCGTTGACAAAGCAATTGCCACTGCTTGTTTCACAGCGGCTTTTTTGTTCTTTGGGTTGCTGGTGCCAATTGCACCCTTCTTTTCGTATGTGCCAACAAGCTCACGAATGTTGGAACTCACTGTCTTTTGGCTAGAACCTTTTTTAAGTGGCATCACTGTCTCCTTGCGTTCATCTGTTGGATCTCGTTGTTGCGTTGCTGCTGCACCGCCATCTTCTCCACACGCTCGCGTGCGACTTCAGCACGAAGCTGTGCAATGTTTTCTTGCGACTGGATACGTGCTTGGTTGGCTTGGCCAGCCTGTTGGATCTTGGTTGAATCAAGTTGCAAGCGTTTTTCAGCAATCTGGTTGTTTGCCTGGTCGGCTTGCGCGCGCTGCTGAATCTCTGCTTCTTTAAGCTGGATGATTGGGTCAGGACCACCGCCACCAGCAAGACTGTTCTGCATATCGCGAACGGCTTGCATGCCTTCAGCCACCTTGATGGCAATCATGCCCTCGCGCTGAATCTCAGAGACCATGTGGTCAGGATCATTGCCGTAGTCCTTGAACAACTCGGCTTCTGTGTCCTCTTCGGCCTTCAAGCGTACGTGCTGCAGGATGTGTTTCTGCAAGGATGAAATAGATTGCGGCATTGTCTGCATGATTGGAGACATTCCCATCACCAAGTGGGAGAAGATGTGTGCGTCATGCTGTTGGCCAGCAAAAGCTTTCAGCTCCATCATGTCCAACAAGTCCGAGTTCTCCTGTGCAGGGTCTTTTGGAATGTTGGTGTGCTGTGGACGCAGAATGCCGTCAATGTCACGCACGTTCATGGCCGCATACACGCGGTAATAGGCCTCGTACATGTTGTGCATCTGTGGCGCGCTCTGCGCAACCTGCAACTGCGTCTGCGCCAGCATGATTCGCTGTGCCGCTGAGAAGATATTGGGGTCCGCAACCGGCAGCACGGCCACCATGTTGTCGAAGTCCTTGCGCTTGATGTTGCGGCTCGCGCCTGGCACGTCATACGGGTACTCATCCGGCAAATACTCACCAAACCCACGCGCCAACATCTCAAACTCAAGCTTCTGAGCGTAATGCAGGCGCTTGTGTATGGCCGACATGACCATAGAGCCTCGTTCAAGCAACGCAAGCGTTGTTCCGACAGCCGCTTGTTGGTTTCCGTCGCCGACCTGCATGTCTGCAACGCCCGCCAAGCGACGACCTGCGTCCACACAGAAGCCAAGCAGCACAAACAGCGTCTGGCTGGGCTCTTTGTACGGCAATGGGAGCAAAGATGACTGCAATTCAGCGCCACCGGCGTCCATATCGCGCCATTCGCCCGGTTGCAACGGCTTATCGTCGTCAGAAATGCGCGCGCCCTTGGCTTTAAAGCCCGCTGGCAGGTTGGCCAGCGTTCCAGCATCAATAAGTTGACGCAAAGAGCTTGTCGCAGACTTTGTCAGGCCACCAATCAAGTGAACAAAGCCCAAACCGTACGCGCCAGGGCCTTCGATCAGGACATAATGGACAAAATACTCAATGCGTTCTTTGTTTTCGTCGTCTTCTACCCAATTTCTACGAAGTCCGACCAGTCGGCCGCTGTTTTCTTCCAGCGTAACGACGTAAGGACGCTTAATCGAGGTCATTTCCCCGTCTTCGTCCTTGTCCTCAAAGCCTTCCACGTCCAAATCGACATGGAACTCGAGCAAGAAGATCTCGTCTGTGTTTGTTGTAGGAGACTGACCCGTAAGTTTGTCAATCTTTGACTGAATATCGCTCGGTTGATCCGGTGTTGGGTCCGGTTCTACGTCGTAATCCAAGTATTCGCCGGCATAAACACGCTTGCGATAGTCGTTTTCGTACATCGGAATACGATGCGTGATCCGTGGGCACTCGCTCATGACGCTTGAGCCGCCATACGGGATGTACAAATCGTCGGCCAAGACCAATTTCGACACCATCCGACCCACCGTGGCGTCGTAATAGGTCTTCTTGAACACCGAACCACCGTAGCCCACGTAGAAAAGCGCCTGGTCCATCTCTGGCGTGAACTCCTTCATCACCGTAGTGATCTGGTAGTTCATGAAATCTTGCACACGGGAGGCCTGTTGGACTTTCTCCAACGTCTCTTTGCCCACGATCTGGGTACGTACAGGACCGCCAGAGGGCATCAGTTCCTTAAAGGCCTGTGCCTGGAACTGGATGATGGCCTCAGTCAGCATTGGGTGGACTGCATTGGAAGCCCCACGGAAGGGCTGTGTACGGTCTTCTAGCTTGAATCCCAGCAAGTCCAGGCCCTTGGAGTACATCGTCTCCCAGTCGGCCCTAGAGGCCTTGTCTGACTCGTACATGTCCAACAGATCCAGGGCAATGCTATTGCACACCTCAGGATCTACAACCTCTGCCAGGTTGTCGTAGAAGCCCACGTCCCCTGCTTCGTCCTCTCCAATCTCAACCGTAGCACCACCATCGTCTTCCAACGTGACTTCAATGTCAGGCATGCCCTCGTTTTCTATCTCGATAGAAGTGCTTGGGGCTTGATTGACTGCTTTATCTACTGCCATGTTTATCGCCTCTTACTCGATTTTTTGATGAAGTCGGCAGTAGCTTCCCCGCCATCCTTAAATTTCTTTTTGGTGTATGCGCCTTTGGCCGTGTCTGCCGTATCGTACACAACGTACGATTTTCCACCGCTCACGCCACCAGGGAGGAACTCCGCCCCTTGAAAGCCCATCAGCTTAAAGACGCCAGGCATCATAGTCTTTGGAATGTTTGCCTTGCGAATCTGCTCGTAAATGTACTCGCCACTTACGGTAGATCCAGGCGTGTCTTCCACTTTCCTGCTGAACTTGCGCAGCTTGTCCAACACTTCCCGGGGGTACTGCTTATCATGCATCAATATCTTGGACTTTTCAATGTCTACAGGATACACCGCTGGCGCTGCATCGCTTTCCGGAATTCCACGACCCACTCGCTTTGTTGCCGAACGGCTGGCATACTCGGCATCGTCAGTTAAGTACAAACCCGGACCCATGTCCGCCGACTTTGAAGCACGATCAACATCATATGGACCAACAATCTCGCGTGTGTGCCCTGTGTATGCCCGAATCGTCGGAGACTCAGCAGCGCCTTTGGTCGCCTGCTCAAGCGGCAACTCAAGCTGCTTTGACAACGTCTTACCCGCCGCATTCTTCATCATCCCAAGAGCCGCTGCTGCCGAGCCTTTTACAGCACCGGCAGGATTCACAGAGGAACTGATCAGCTCCATTGTTTCGTTGGCCACGCCCTTTTGTGCAGGAGGCAAAAAGCCTTTCTTGGTCAAGTACTCCGTTGAGAGCACCACGTCCTCTGGCTTGATCATGCCTGTTGCTGTGAAAGGCAATGCTGCAAGGTCCACGGCCCCTGTCACGATCTGAGGTGCACCACGTGCCACGGACAGCCCCAGCTTCTTGAGCGTGTCGGCCGCACTGTTGGGGCGTGGTTCCGGGGCTTCTGTTACTTCGCCTGTCTCAGGAGAACCCTCCGCGCGCTTGATTGGAAAAGGACGGCGAGGGCTTCCGTACTCGTTCTCTCCTGTCATTGACTTTTTAATAAAACGCATTGCAGGGTTTTGCTCGTACGTGTACGAGGGCACGGGAGTATGTGGAGGCAAATCCCGCGCATCCATGCGCGTTTGACGGGGCCCGGTTAAGGCGTCATAAACCGCCATCATCTTTGTGCTGGGAAACAATTGCCGCATCTCTGGGTCTTGCGTCAAGAACTTACCAGTGGTTTGTTCCAATGCAGACAGCGAGGCTAGTTGTTCGCTAAACATAGCTTCGGTACCCCCTCGCTTTTTCAACGCATCGTACGATTCTTTTTGAAAATAAGCGTTGTCAACAGGTCTGCCAAAGAACTTTTCCAG